AGTGGACACTTCATATTGTAATATTTTCCTGCTTCCTTAATAGCTTCTACACCAAGTCTTCCAATATATTCAGCATGGGATTCGTGAACTTCTATTTGCCACTCATCGTGTATGTTAGCAACAAACTTGAAATCCAGGTTTCTTGCGTTAGCTTCTTTGTTTAGAATAATTAAAGCTCTCTTCATGGCTATAGCACCACCACCTTGAAGTAAACTGTTCAAAGAAGAATGAACTTTCCTTATAAGGATACGTCTTCCATCAAGACCTTTGACGTAGCCTTTCGCTGCTGCTTTTGTAACTCTATTTCGTAGTCTTTTAAATGCAGGCTGATCAGCAAAGAAATATTCTCTAATTCTTTTACCATCGCTTTCGCTTCCACCAACCACCGCTCCGAGTCTTTTATTTGCTGCTCCGTAGATGAGTGCATAGATGAAAGTTTTCGCCTGATCTCTTGATTGAAGTCGTGCAATTTTTTGATTATAGGTGTGTATGTCTCCATTAATGATCTCATTTGTAAAGTCCTCGTCTTTCATGTAGTGAGCAAGCATTCTAAGTTCTAATCCACTTGCATCAATACCTATTAATTTATATCCTTTAGGTGTGTTCCAGCATTCTCTGCATTCTTTACCATAAGGACTCTTAATTGATGGAACTTGTGCCATGTTAGGTTTCCTATGCGCCATACGACCTGTAATAGTTCCGTTAGGTATCACAAATCCATGCACTCTTCCATCATCTTCAACAGCTTCTACCCAAGACTCGATCTGTGCAACTCTTTTTTGCAAAAGTAGATACTCTGCTATGAGTTGAGCTTCAGGTATGTTCTTAATCTTTTTTAATATCTTCTCGTCAACTACAGGTTGACCAGTAGGTGTAAACTTTTTAGGTTTCCAACCAAAGTCTTGTAAATACTCACCTATTTGTTTTCGTGAACCTAAGTTAAACTCTTGAAGTTTCTTTCGCATGAATGGTTTAGGTTTAGGAACTTCAAAATCTTCTTCCTGTATTCCGTTCACACCTTTTTTAAGAATAATTTCAAGAAATACCTGGTCGTATTCCTTATCTGTCATCCCTCGTTTAGATAACGAGCCGTCTTTCTTAACATAAGGAGCTACTAATTTATCATCTATCCATTTAGGTTTAAATACTTTATGGACTTCTCCCTCTGCTTCATACATTCTTTTATAAAGTTGTGAAAGTAATTTTTCAGCTTTAGGTTTATCAAAACAGAAACCAGATAACTCCTGTTGTTTCATTAATAAATTTACAGAGTGTTCCAACCTTACACTTTCTTTTGAAAAACCTTTTGCTTCTTTCTTCAAAGCATTTAAAACAAGCAAGTTTAAACTAACATCTCTAGCACAATAGTTTATCATTTCAGGTGAATAGCTTGTAAACTCTTTAAAATTAATTTTAGGGTATTTTAATTTATATCCCCACCTTGCCAAACTGTGTCCGCCTTCTCGTGAAGGATTAAACAAACGAGATAAGACAAGAGTATCTACCACTTTTTTACTGCTTAAATCTACTCCTAAAAGTTTCTTGATAACAGGAATATCAAAGCCTAGTATGTTATGTCCTATTAGTTTGTCTGCTGATTGAAGTAACTCAAGACCTGACTCTAGTTGGTGAGGAGCAAACCTGAAAAGTTTACCAGTGTCAGTATCTTGAGCTACAATGCACCAAACTTTGGTAGCTTTGAGATCGTCAGTTTCTATGTCAAATATTAAACTAAGCATATTCGTTAAACTCTAAATCATTTCTGTCATTATCATCTTCGTAATCTTCGGGCTGGACTTCTGATAATCTACCTGTCTCTCGATCATAAAGAAGTTTAGTAGCAAAACCTACATCACCTGTGTATCTAGATTTCAACACTCTTAATACTGTGGTGTTGGCTTCTTCGGGATCATCTGCTTGTTGGTTTCGTTCCAATCCTAAAACGCAGTCACTTAGTTGAGCTATTGACTGGCTACCTCTGAGGTGAGAAAGATTAACTTGTATTCCGTCTTCGTGTCCTTTGTTGCCTACTACTCTGCGTAGATGAGAAACCAAAATGAGTCCTGCACCTGTTTCTTCTACAATGCTGCGGAGCTTTGTCATAATTCTGTCTATGGCCCTTCGTTCATCGCCTTCAGTTATAGCACTTACTAACATATGTAGATGGTCTATAACTATCCACTTACAATCACAACCAACGATCATGTATCTCAATTTAGAAAAGATTTCTTCGATAGAATTAGTGCCAAAGTGTGCGTGTATCCATACTCTGTTCTCGTTTTCTCCGTTATAGAGAATGTCAAAGTAATTATCTATTTCTTCTTTCGAGAACCTTTCTAGTTCTTGGTCAATATACAATCTTGCATTAGCTTCTATAGATAAGATACCACTGATAGTTCTGTTAGGATCTTCTTCTAGGGATATGATACCTACATTGTCGTCTGTTTCTTTTATAAGCCAATGTTCTAGTTCACGAGTGACACTAGACTTACCTAGTCCTGTGCCACCTGTGAGTGTGACTAGTTCCCCTTCTCTCAAACCATAAAGTTTTCTGTTCAATCCTGCATAAGGATAAGGAACACTCTTCTTCTTTTCTCTTGTGAGAAATTTAAGTTTATGTTCTGATACATTGATAACACCTGAAGGTGTATAAGTTTTGGATTCCCACCAAGTTTGGTTAAATGCATTCTTTGCACCTGCCATGAGCATATCATTGGCATCTTTGAAACCATTAGGTATACGCATTATCTTTGCTTTTCCAGGAGTTAGAATTCTTGCTACTTTCTTCGCAGCTTTCTGACCTGCCTTATCTCTATCAAAGCAGATAACTACATTGTCAAAGCTTTCTACAAACTCTAGGCTATCTTTCACATCACGAACAGCGCCTTGTGCGCCTGTCTTTATACTAACAACTGCCCATTTAGATCCAAGCATTTCATAAGCAGCGAGTGCATCGTATTCTCCTTCTACGATAGTCAGATACTTGCCACCACTCTTGAATAGTTGTTCGCCAAATAGTCCACTTTCATTCAAAAACCCAGTTGTCCTAAAGTTTTTGTCCGTTCCATCTTTAGTATATTTAATTTTTGTGGCTACTAATTGATTGTCTGCGTAGTAAGGAAAGATTTGATCTCCTACCTCTACTTGATCACCTTTAAAATGTTGAACAACTTTTACTCCATACTTTTTAACTGCTCTTAGCGAGATGTTTCTGTGTTCTATCCTTGTAAAGATTCCATTCTTAGGAACTTCTAATACATTTTTTCTTTTTATATTTGTTACTGTTGCTGTTGTCATTGGTTTTACTTCTCCCGTTGTTCTGTAATAGTCAGGAAAAAATTCATCACAACTAAAACATTTTGCTGATCCGTCTTCGTTAATAGAACACGCATCACTACTATTGCAAACAGGACAAGGTTTGTGTAATTCTACAAATTCTGTGTCCATTTCTTTTTGCTCCTTTTTTAAAACTCAAAGCCTACCACCTACCGAAGTTTAATGTCGGCACTTCCTGCCTTTTTGAGAGTTAGTTCGCCGAGAAATCGGCACAATCTTACTACTTCACTCTCGTGCTATTATATTTATAGTCCAACTTAGCTTCTGGACTTGAAACTACGGAGTATCTTCGGGCGGAAACGCTGCAGTTTCTTCGATGTCAGGAACAGATGTTCCTTCTTCTTCATCATCAGCATTAACGATACCAACAATACTGTTAGTAAAAGAAGCTAGTCCTGCGTTGACTTCTTCCAAGTCTAGAACAAGATTAACTTTCTTTTGGTTCAGACGTTGTATCCTACCAAAGATAGCTTGACCATCTTCAGGTAAGTCTTCAACATATATTTGAACACCATCAATAGTGATAAAAGGTTTTTGGTTTTCTTCTTCAACCATTGTTATCTCCTTTTTGTTAAATTAAAATTCGATGTCATCAGCATCTTCATCGAGCATTTCAAACTCGTCAGTTTCCCCATTGTTGTATTCTACAAGATCCAGAACTTGGATTGCTTGTAGTTCCAACCAGGGGAACTTTCCGTATTTGTTCTCAATGAGTCGTTCTTGATACTGAACAATACCTTTAGATCCATTTCCTACTGCTGCGGTTAGTGGATTCTTTGCTTTATCCACTACACGAACAGGAGGATTGGTTGATCCGTCAGGTCGATTGTAATACTTCCTGAAAAACAAAGCAGGTTGTTCATCAATTTCTTTGATTTTAAACCCTTTGCTTTCAAAGCTATCAGCAGTCTCTTGATCAACTATCACAGTAGCTTGATAAGTTACTGGTTCAAAAGTTGCGTTAGGTACACTTGCACTAACCCAACGAAGTTCATGTCCTTCTCCGTTAGGCCCTTTTAATACAGCCATAATATGACCTCCTTTATTATTATTATTATCATTAATTCTTAACCATACCTGGATTATACTCTCATTAATCCTAAAGTCAAGAAATTTCTTATATTATTTTAAAAGGGGATACAAAAAGATATATGGTGTGGAGAGTTTACGAACCATGAATGTCTCCACTCACTCATCTGCCATAGAAACAGGTGTGTCTTTTGCGCAAAAAGATTACGACTAACAGCACGATTCTAGTTATTTTTTATCTTTTTATTTCCTTACTTTATATAATAAGGACAGATTTTAAATCTGTCAAGTTTTATTTAATTCTTTTTGTGTAATCAAAATGATACTCTTTTGGATTCTTTAACCCATCTATAAGCTTGACACCTTTCATACCATGCATCTTGAACTTAGCCTTTGCTAGTAAATCAAAATCCTGGTTATTATCTAATCGAATAACAACTGACATCTCCTTAAACTGTCTCAAATATTCACGAGCTGCAGTTACATTCTTCAATTGTAGGTGCAGTCCGTTCCATTCATAACTCATGTTACTGTTCTCCTTTTTCATCTTCATAAATTAAAATACAATGTCCTATGAACTCTGGTATCTGTGGCACTACAGAGTTGCCAAGCTGCTTGAGTCTTTGGAGTCTACCTGGAATTTTTTGTGCTACTCTAGGTATATGTTCTGGTTCTTCTACCCAAAGCCTCTTTGAATGTTGAGCAAAGTCTATCAACTGCCATCGCTTTACTACTTGTTCTAGTTCTTTCATCTTTTACTCCTCTTCTTCTATTAATGTATAGTCTTCTGGGTAACCCATCAACCACTCAACCCACGTAGGATTCAAGTGTCCTGGTTTTCTTTCTTCCAAATGAACTTGCCCTGGCAAACCAAGCTGTTTACCTTTCTTCTTACGTTTCATATGATACTCCACGTTGTCAGTATCTACCTTATGCATACCTGAGTATGGTGTCTCCCAAAACTTGTAAGCCACTTCAGTCTCTAGGTATTTCTTGTGTCGGAGATTTGCCATGTTCTTAGTAAGTTTCATTCCCATACCTAGTCCAGCTCTTGGAGTGGGCCACATATCAGGATGAACCTGCTCTCTTAAATTAGATGGCTTGGTTCTACCCTTACGTGGACCTGCAAAGTTTCTTTCCATAGCTTCCTTTGATCTAGGCGGCATGTGATCCAACGTGTTAGGTGTTGCCCACATATCTCTCTTCTGTTTCTCTTCAAGCAGAATAGCATCAGATAGCTT